GTCCTGTTTCGGGCTTCCCAGACTCGTATTTTCAAAGCATGGCTAGGCAACGGGAAGAGACTGAAGGAACTCTTTTCAAGGCCCTTGGTTCATTGCCCTCCGATTATCTTGGTGTGGAATCGGATTGGTTTCCCCAAGACCTTGGGCGGATATTGTCTAACCTTTCCCCGGACAGAATCCGTTCCATAGACGCGATTCTTAAACAACGCGACGGAAGAGGTTTGCTAGACCACACGTTCCCCCAGACCCAAACCAACACGATAATTCAGGTAGATCCTGACTTGCCTAGAACAGACCAAGAAACGGTTCAAAACCGGATACGAAACATTCTTGATCCTGAGTCCCAGTCCTACATCCGACTTGTAGATGAAGAGCCTCCGGATACTGGCATGGCTCACGGAGGTTTTGTAGTTAAGCCCTTGTATGATTCATAGGTAAGGAAAAGTTATGGCAAAACGGCCCGGGCTTTATGCCAACATTCACGCTAAACGGAAACGCATTAAGGCGGGTTCTGGAGAGACAATGAGAAAAAAAGGTGCTAAAGGTGCCCCTGCCAAGAATGCGTTTAAGAGGATTGCAGCAAAAAGAAAAGGTTAACACTGTGTTATTATGAAACTTTTATCTCTTCTCGTCATGTTTTTCGTGGCCGTATCTTCGGCTTCCGCGCAGAACATTTGTGCAAAACGGGAGGAGGTTATTGAAAGATTATGGAGCAGGTGGCAGGAATTATTGACGGCTAACGGATTGGCGAATGACAACAGGCTTATTGAAGTATTTGTGTCGGAACATGGCTCATGGACCATTGTCATTACTGACGCAAGCGGTCGTTCATGTGTTGCGTCTGCCGGTCGAGGGTGGACCCCCCGGGAGCCAAAGATACCGCCAAAAGGCACGTAATGCCTGCCAAACCTTTAAATAAGACTATTTTACAGGAAAGTTTGGACGCGGTGGCGCGACACGAGTCTGTCGCCGCAGCCGCCCGTGCTTTGAACGTCGCAGAAAGCACGCTTCGGTCCCGGATAATGCAGGCGCGGAAACAGTCCTTGGTCGCTGGTCAAAACAACCCTCCTCCTCTTCTTCCAGATTTCGGCGAAGAAGACATACCTATTGAAAACATTATCAACCACATGTCTGAGCGGTTTAAGAAACAGCACGCTCACCACAAGGCGCGGGAGTGGTTTGATATAGATATGCCTGACAACAGACCCATGGCTTTGTGTTTGATGGGTGATCCGCATGTAGACGATAACGGGTGCAACTGGCCCTTGTTGCGTGAAGACTGTGACATAATGGCAACAACCCCTGGGATGTACTGCGTGCAGATGGGCGATGCCAGTAATGCGTGGGCTGGCAGGTTGATGCGGTTGTGGGCCGATCAGGACAGTAGTCGCAACACGGCTTACCGTCTTGTTGAGTGGCTCATGGTTGATAGTGGCGTGAAGTATCTTTTATGTTTGCTGGGCAATCACGACACTATGAGCGCGGAGCATGCTTATGCTATAAAACAGATGTTGAAGAACACGGTACAAGTGTTCGACTGGCAGGCAAAATTTAATATTGCTTTTCCTAACGGCAAGAAGTGCCCAACGTGGTTGGCGCACAGCATGAAAGGAACCAGTATATACAACATACTTCACGGTCCCATGCGTGCCAGCAAGTTTGCGTCATTGCCTATCCGGGTACTGGGTCAGGGTCACCATCACGAATGGGGTTATTTTGTAACGGAGGACGTGGATACAAAATTATCGACGCACTTGATAAAGACCCGGGGGTATAAGTACGTGGACGATTACGCGAACAGGCATCAGTTTGGAAGTCAGGATGACGGTGCGACTATGTCAGTTGTGATTGACCCGCGCGTCGAGGAGAGTCACCCGGGGTTTATACGTGTATTTGAAGACCTTAGATTAGCCCGGGATTATTTAACTTACTTACGGTCTAACTAGCCATGCCCAACTTAAAAGAACTTACCGTTAGCGAACATCTTATGATGTTAAGGGATCAGAATCTTGAATCGGACCCCAGTCGTCTTTTCATTAAAGAGGACCCTTTGTTTGAAATTCAGGGTCCTCTTCCATATGACATTTATGCAGGAGCAAGCCCTAACCCCGGAGAGGCTGCCCGAGTAGATGCCCTACCCCAGAAAGCCGGGTTGCCCCACGCTGCTCTTATTGCGAGAGGAGATCCCAGCCGCCCATCTCTAGACGACAAATCTATAGGGGCCGAACTGTACAAGCCTTATTTACAGGGTACTCGTGACTTAGGGGGGGCCTTGCACGGAGAAGTTGATGCAAAAGGTGCTGTTAGATTTGGAGCTACCGGACGCGGCGATGTTTTTGGAGGGGCCGGAACTGTTTCCGCTCAAAGAAGTATACCCCGGCGTCCTGAGAACGCGCCCCCGGTGACGGTGGATAGCTACAGAGCAACTTGGGAAGGACCTGTTGGCAAAGGACAGTTGGGTTTTGGCGCGGGTTTGACACTTCCCACCGTTGAAGGCGAAATGTTGCGTCCTTCTACCAGCCTTGATGCGGGATATAAGGTCCCGTTTGGTAGAGGAACTTTCGGTGCTCACGGCCATTTGGACAGATCCCCCGGGGGTAAAATTGGAGGAAGCGGCATGCTTCGGCTTACGTTTCCTTTAGGAGGTCGCCGCTAATGCCTTTGACAAAGAAGGGCGCAAAGATAAAGCGCAAAATGACGAAGACGTATGGTAAAGGTAAGGGTAATCAAGTCTTTTACGCCAGTATAAATGCAGGTAAGGTAAAAGGCGCGGAGAAGAACAGAAAAGGTGGACGACGAAATGCCTAACGTAATGGGACGCGAATTTCCGTACACGCCGCAAGGCATGGCGGCGGCTGAACAATATAAGCAAGCCATGGGTATGCGCGATGGCGGCATGATGGGCTTTCGACCTATTGGGTACGCTAACGGAAGTCCTGGCGTTCCGGTAACGGATCTCATGGCCGTAGTCCGGGAATTGACAAACCTAGAACAAACTGGGACTACCGAACAAGTAAAAGCCTATGTTCTTGCTAACAAAGACGGTCTTCTTAAAGCAGCGGAACAAAACCCGGAATTCGCAGCCTACCTTCAGCGAATGATAACACGTTTTGCTCCGCAACAAACGCCCGACGCTATTCTTAACGACCCGCCTTCTCCGCCTCCAGAAACGATGCCTCCTCCAGAAATGAGGATGCCTCTTCCTGAGGAAGGGGAACAATTTCTAATGCAACCTCGTCCAGACATGGCTCCGCGACCCGAAATGGCTCCGCGACCCGAAATGAGGATGCCTCTTCCTGAGCAGGGGGAACAATTTTTAATGCCTCAAACAGAAATTCCCGGATCTTCAGGAGTGAGCCAACCATTCCGGGGCGGTGGGATTGCCTCATTAAGGCGTTACTAGATGGCTAGAAACCCGCTACCCCGCAGTAATTTTGGGACGGCCTCTCTTATAGAAAGGCGAAACGAAATACCGCCTGTGGAACTGGAAGAAGGTCTGGACGCGGAAGTATCGTTTGACGACGATAGCATGATCGAAACACCCGGTTTAAATATAGAACTGGAAGATGACGGTGGTGTTATCGTTGATTTTGATCCACGTATGGATCAAGTTTCAAGCGCCGGGTTTTATGACAATCTTGCAGAAGAAGTAGATACGGGTGTTCTGTCTAGAATAGCTTCGGATCTTTTAGATCAGTACGAGGCTAACAAGGACGGTCGTAAAGATTGGGAAGACACGTACCGAACCGGTCTGGAGCTTTTAGGTTTCAAATACGAGGAACGGGCGGAACCGTTCCGTGGTGCGACAGGCGTGACGCACCCTCTTCTTGCAGAAGCCGTGACTCAGTTCCAAGCGCAGGCTTTTGGTGAATTATTGCCCGCAGGGGGCCCTGTAAATACTCAGATAATGGGCGAGTCTTCTCCGGACATAGAGGCTCAATCGGATCGTGTTCGCAACTTTATGAATTACCAAATCACGTGTGTTATGAAGGAATACACACCTGAATTTGACCAAATGCTGTTTTACCTGCCGCTAGCGGGTTCTACGTTCAAAAAGGTGTACTACGATGATTTCCTGGGACGTGCTGTCAGCAAGTTCGTTCCTGCGGAACAGCTAATTGTTCCGTATACCGCTACGGATCTGGAAACAGCCGAGAATGTAACACATGTTATTCAAATTTCGGAGAACGAACTTCGGAAGAAGCAGGTAGCCGGTTTCTATTCCGACATTAAAGTATCCGCATCCCAGTCGGACCCGTCCGAGGTCCGTGAGGAGATGGACGAGATAAGCGGGATAGAGCCCAGCCGTTTGGATACCGAGGTCACGTTACTTGAGTGTCATGTAGATCTGGATTTGGAAGGTTTTGAGGATTCCGATCCCGGCGGTGAGTCTACTGGAATCAAGCTTCCCTACGTTGTGACCGTATCAGAAGATAACGGTAAGGTTCTCAGCATTCGCAGGAACTACAAGGAGGGGGATCAGGATCGTAAGAAAAACCAGTATTTTGTTCATTTTAAATTCCTTCCAGGGTTCGGTTTCTACGGGTTAGGTTTGATCCACATGATTGGTGGGTTAAGCCGAACAGCCACTGCTGCGTTACGCCAGCTTATTGATGCAGGGACCTTGGCTAACTTGCCCGCAGGTTTCAAGACTCGCGGCCTTCGTATTCG